TTATTTCTTCTGTTTTTTCTTGCGGGTTATTCTGATTTGTTTTGATTTGATTTTTTCTGACAAAAGTAGGGAAAAAATATGTCGCAAGTACTTTCTGTCTTTACCTCCTAAATTACATTCTCTATCAAATGTTGCCATAGTTATGACCCCAGTTTTATATAGTGTTTCAGCAATTTTTCTGTAGTTTTTTTCTCGCAAAATTGAAGAGTTTTTCTTTGCTGTATTTTCAAGGCTATCTCCTTGTGGTTTAAGACCATTTGGGCCAAAAAACGTTGTGGATACTGCTGCACTTGTTGTCCGTTTTTTTTGGCCCATTTGGATAGTACTTGGGAGAGGCATGATTTTAATACGCATATAAATAACTCCTCTATCAATTGGATTTTGAGAAAATATTAACATTAATCATGATTAAGGAGTAATTTTAAATCTTCCAATAAAATTTGTTTAAACTCTTGTGTTCTATGATCGATATACAACGCAAGTTTGCTTGCATTATCTTCCAGGTCACGTATCTCTCTGTCACCTCGAATAAACCCAACTAAATTTAAACGTTTAGATAGTTCAGAACTTCCTTCTATGGCATCTTGGAGTATTTGAATGATTTCTGAATTCATTGAGCGCCCGTTTCGTTTGGCTCGTTCAGCTATAGCTTCACGCATCCCATCAGGGAAACGGAGGTTAAACTTATCGTAGTCTTTTACTTGTTTGTCAGCCATTGGAACCCCCAAAAAAATGAATGGTGCCATATTGCCACATCAATTCAATGGTGGCATTATGGCCTCATGGTGTCATTGTGGCCTCATGAGGTTATGTCAATGGAAAAGAAAGAGGTAAAAATTACCCTTCGCTATCCGCAAAAAGTGAAGGATGAATTCAAGCGAATTGCTCAGGAGGAAGGGATGTCTGAGAACGCAGCTATTGTTCAGGCGCTTGTATGGGCATTGAAATTTAGAGCACGGATACATGCTCGCTAGAAACAGCGAAGCCCCACTGGCGGCAACCTTAGGGGCTTCTATCGAAAATAACCGCGAAGGAAATATCGACATGAGTATTGTAGCAACATCAGATCTGAACTTCCAAGGTGAAGCACTAGTGCCAGTGGCAAATATTGCCGGAATATGGCTAACTTCATCCAACCTAGCAAGAGCACTGAAGTATTCGAATAGTCGCGCAGTCACGATGATTTACAACAAATATGCTGACGAATTTTCCAGTAGTATGACTAGAGTGCTTGAAGTCAGTACCTCAGAGAATGATGTCGAGGTACTTGATCTGAGTACCTCGAAAAGTACTCGAAACTTGAAGAAGAAAGTACGCGTTTTCTCTCTCCGCGGAGCCCATTTGATCGCCATGTTCGCCCGCACTCCTGTAGCCAAAGAGTTCCGCCGTTGGGTTCTGGATATTCTCGATCGAGAAGTTCAACAATCCCCAATCATAAAACAATTCACTGATAACGAACTTTGCACACTTGCTTGGTTATGGCGAGCAGGGGATGTGATGTTAACCGCCTGCCAGAATGTTACTCTACTTCTTCAGGTTGCGGAGCACCGCGAAGCCGGTCGCTTTGCTTCCATCGAGCAAGAATATCCCCAGATACTACATAAGGCGCGCGAAATCCTTGCCAGAGAAACGGCACATGTAAAATTCCGGCCGTGGCAGGATGATAAGTGGAGTCGAGTATTGACGCATTTACGTTCTGAACGGCTGTAATAAAGTTGCGGGAGAGAAATGCCGCTAGTATTTTGTAATTAATTGAATGCTGACGGTTTAATGAGAAGTCAAGAACACTACTTGCACAATAATCGCTCGATGTTAGTGAGGGTTTGATGCAAAAAATGAAGTGATTGACCCTAAATTTGCGCGAACAGCGACAGATTGTACACCGAGATCCGGTGGGCTGGAATTTGCAGAGAAATACCGAAAATGATATCCAATATTGTTTTCAGTTCCTACATCATACCTGATAAGGGTATGATCATAAAAATTAGCATAATTCAAGTTATAATTGTATGAATAAAAACGACCTTGAAGCATTATCTGACACTAGGCTTAATGAGGCCAAATGCTTGCTTGATCATGGCTTTTTTCATGGTGCATATTATCTTTGTGGGTATGCAGTTGAATGTGCATTGAAGGCCTGTATTGCCAAGTCATTTTTACAACATGAGTTTCCAAACAAAAAAGTCGTAAATGATTCATATACTCATGATTTGTCGCAACTTCTCAAAATTGCCAACTTACATCAAATTTTGATTGCTGACGCAAAAAATGATGTTTCGTTGGAGATTAACTGGTCGGTCGTTAAAGACTGGAGCGAGCAATTTAGATACGACAATAACATAAGTAAAGCTATGGCCGAACAATTGTTTGATGCTGTAGGTGACCAAAATTCTGGAGTTTTGAAATGGGTAAAAGCACACTGGTAATCGGCAGAGAGTTGACAAAAGATATGGAATTCTCAGGTCAATTTTTGTTAAAAAAACTCAAGTTACAGAATTTAACTATTGATGCTGCAATGTGGTTTTATTACCCAGATCTATCTTGGAGATATATTTTAGTTATCAGTGACTTCTCAGAACGTGGACCGGCAGAAATATATAGAAAAATCAGTGAGATAAATAGAAATAGCATATCAAAAAAGTATAAGCCGATACCATTAGAAGCAATTGAGGCTAAGGGGGATTCAGCTTTTGTTTATAAAATGTTAAAAGGATTTGCTAGAGTCAACGATGGTAAAGTTCGGGTTTCTAATTCTATGGTAAATGGTTTAGAAATCGTTGACTGTCTGATCTATGAGTTAAAATAAGAAATCTCTTGCTGGGTATCATTATTGTTTAAATGACTTTTGATTTTCAATAATCAACTTGTCATAATTAAGTCACTGGAGTTTGAACACCTCCGGTGACTTCTGCGCTAAACGGGGACGTTTATGCGCACACACAATCCAAACTCTCTTCTCCCTTCACAGATGCAGAAATGTACCTGCGATTCTTTGCATCCAGCGTTTGACCTCTGCGGAGGTGAAGCGTGAACCTCCCACAAGATGGTATCAAATTGCATCGCGGCAACTTCATCGCTATCGGCCAGCAGATCCAGCCTTATCTGGAGGACGGAAAATGCTTTCGCATGGTGCTTAAACCGTGGCGTGAGAAACGCAGTCTTTCCCAGAATGCACTCAGCCACATGTGGTACAGCGAAATCAGTGAATACCTCGTCAGCAGGGGGAAATCGTTCGCTACCGCAGCATGGGTAAAAGATGCTCTCAAACACACATACCTCGGTTATGAAACCAAGGACCTGGTTGATGTCGTAACCGGCGAAATCACTACTATCCAGTCGTTACGCCATACTTCCGATCTTGATACCGGAGAGATGTATGTCTTCCTGTGTAAGGTTGAAGCCTGGGCGATGAATATTGGCTGCCACCTGACTATTCCGCAGAGCTGCGAGTTCCAGCTGCTGCGCGACAAGCAGGAGGCGTAATGGCTACACCGCTTATTCGTGTCATGAACGGACACATCTACAGAGTACCAAATCGTCGTAAGCGTAAGCCTGAGCTGAAGCCATCCGAAATACCAACACTGCTCGGATATACCGCTAGCCTGGTTGATAAAAAATGGTTGCGACTGGCAGCAAGGAGGAATCATGGCTGATTTGAGAAAAGCAGCGCGTGGTCGGGAATGCCAGGTAAGAATCACTGGCGTATGTAATGGCAACCCTGAAACGTCTGTACTGGCACATATCCGGCTGGCTGGATTGTGCGGCACCGGTATTAAACCGCCAGACCTTATTGCCACCATTGCCTGTTCTGCCTGTCACGACGAAATCGACCGCCGCACGCATTTTGTCGATGCTGAGTACGCAAAAGAATGCGCGCTGGAAGGTATGGCGAGAACGCAGGTTATCTGGCTGAAAGAGGGGGTAATCAAGGCGTGAATACTTACCACATCACACTACCCTGGCCTCCGAGCAATAACCGCTATTACCGCCATAATCGCGGGCGCACACACATCAGCGCAGAAGGGCAGGCATACCGCGATAACGTCACCCGAATCATTAAAAACGCAATGCTGGATATCGGCCTGGCTATGCCTGTGAAAATCCGTATTGAGTGCCACATGCCGGATCGCCGTCGCCGTGACCTGGATAATCTGCAAAAAGCCGCTTTTGACGCACTCACCAAAGCAGGTTTCTGGCTGGATGATGTTCAGGTCGTTGATTACCGTGTTGTGAAGATGCCCGTTACCAAAGGTGGGAAGCTGGAGCTGACCATCACCGAACTGGGGAATGAATGATGTTTGAGTCTTATATGGCAGAACGTCTTCGCCACCGCTGGATGCGCCTGCGCTTATATCGTTTCCCCGGTTCTGTTTTGACCGATTACCGGATACTGAAGAATTACGCCAAAACACTGAAAGGAGCTGCCGCATGAATACCCAATATTTACAGTATGTCCGCGAGCAACTCATTGTGGCTACTGCTGATTTGAGCGGAGCAACGAAAGGCCAGCTTGAAGCCTGGCTGGAGCATGCACAATTTGATACTGGTACATATAAACGAAAGAAGCCGCGCATTCTGGATGAGGTAACGGGCAAGATGATTACGCTGGATAATCCGCCGATTTCCGGTAAGCAGTCGTACGCAAAAGGTTCATCCATTGCACTGGTCAGCCAGGTTGAGTTCTCAACATCTTCATGGCGCCGCGCGGTTCTGTCTCTCGAAGAACATCAGAAAGCGTGGTTGCTGTGGAGTTACAGTGAAAACGTCAGCTTTGAATACCAGGTGGCGATCACCCAGTGGGCGTGGTCTGAATTCAGGGGGTATCTCGGCGCGAAGAGGGTGGCAGGCAAGACCATGGAGCGCCTGAAGAAGCTGATATGGCTGGCAGCGCAGGATGTCAAAGCAGGGTTGGTCGGGAAAGATGCCTACGAATACCAGAAGCTGGCGGAACTGGTTGGCGTGGCGAAATCCACCTGGACAGAGACATACCTGCCTCACTGGTTGGCAATGCGTAGCTGCTTTATGCGACTCGATAGCGGTGCGCTTATCTCAGTAACGCGATCACGTTCACAACAAAAGGCGACAAGTTCGCACGTAAGTCTTGCAAAACCGAACTGAAACGCTTATATTTCATGTAAATCTGATATCGTCGCCATAGCTTTGTTGGTCGACAAAGAATTAACAGCCTCGCCATCGTGCGGGGCTTTTACTTTACATGCTGTGAACACAAAAAAAGTAACTTTTATGTTGATGTAGAAGCACTTCATGCGTAATATTTCGCGCCATCATGTTTACGAACAGATATCAAATTGAAATTAGCGCGAAAGACTTGTCATTCTGATCTACATTCGTTAGGTTGGATGAGCAGACAGTACTTATCGGACTGCTAAGGAAGCGAAATGCAAAACATTCAAGCAAAAGTTACTTATTTCATGGCCTTTGTCGTAGTACCCGTCTGGGGTGTATGGATGTGTTCGCTCGTTAAATAATCGATCAATCAGTTTCTTCTTAAAATTCCAAGGTTTTCTATTCCTTATCCAGTTACAATGTTGCCGAATCTAACGATCTGCGCAGACGTTGGGTAACTTTAACTGGCATAAGGTGCACTTTATCGACGAAACTCCAAACACTGCTTCCGGAACAAAAGTCTGGGTTCTCAACTTTATGGTTGGGATAACTATGTTAGTTGTAGGCTTTTTCGGTACACGCTTGATTAACCAAGTTGATGATATTGATAAGTCTCTCCAGACGACACGAGAAGTACAGGCGGCCCAAACAGAAATTATTAAAGGTCTTCAGCGCGACCTTGATAATAAAGGGCAAGACATTGAAAAACTTAAAAACGATGTTGATCGCCTGAAAGAAATCAACGCTGAATTGAAGGCGAAGCTGAAAGTATCCAGCACGCTAGATACCTCGAAGGTCGCCGATGGCGGCCTTTTTTTGTTTCTAAGCACTTTGCGTTACCCTCACATTGCCAGCCTGTCGCTGGCTTTTTTATTCCAGGCTTGTGGGGATCTTCAACTCCGTGCTTTGTCGTTAAATTACCCCGTGAGTCTGTTCCCTATCATTTAGAGTCCCGATCATCCGTCGGCGGCAAAATCATGGCTATTCATATGCACGAAAAAGAGAGCATTGCCGGGATGTCCTGGCTCGTTCTGCTGATCTTCGCGTGCTGGGGCGGGCTTGTCCGTTACCTGATTGATGTGAAGCAGAGTAAAGCAACGTGGAGTTGGATAAATGCTCTGGCTCAGATAGTGGTATCAGGATTCACCGGTGTTATTGGTGGCCTGATCAGCATCGAAAGTGGATTCAGTATTTACATGATTCTCGCGACAGCGGGGATTAGTGGTGCGATGGGTTCGGTTGCACTGACGTACTTCTGGGAACGACTGACAGGGGTGAAAAATGCAAAATCTTAATCCTCAGCGTAAGGCTTTCCTCGATATGGTGGCATGGTCAGAAGGAACGGATAACGGACGGCAGAAAACCAGAAATCATGGTTATGACGTCATTGTAGGCGGAGAGCTATTTACTGATTACTCCGATCACCCTCGCAAACTTGTCACGCTAAACCCAAAACTCAAATCAACAGCAGCCGGGCGCTACCAGCTTCTTTCCCGTTGGTGGGATTCCTATCGTAAGCAGCTTGGCCTGAAAGACTTCTCTCCGAAAAGCCAAGACGCTGTGGCATTGCAGCAGATTAAAGAGCGTGGCGCTTTACCGATGATTGATCGCGGTGATATCCGTCAGGCTATCGATCGTTGCAGCAATATCTGGGCGTCGTTACCTGGTGCAGGTTATGGTCAGTATGAACATAAAATCAGTGACCTGATTTCCCGGTTTAAAGAGGCTGGTGGGGTGGTAAATGAAGTTGAGCTATAAGCTGGTTATCGCTGCATTCTTCTTTACTGTCATCGGTTCTTTCATCTGGTCTGCCAACCACTACTACAGCAAATATCAGCACGAAAAGAAACGTGCTGATGAGGCTGTACAAAATGCCAAATCGGCAACTGTCATTACCAATAACGTCCTGCAATCACTGCAAATCGTCAATACAGTTCTGGAGGCTAACCAGCATGCAAAACAGCAGATCACACTGGAGTCACAGAGAACCCAGGAAGATATCAAAGTGGCTGTTGCGGATGATGATTGTGCTTCACGTCCTGTGCCTGCTGCCGCTGCTGACCGGTTGCGGAAGTACGCGAACAGTTTACGTACCGATTCCGGCGGTACCGTTGCCAGCAAGCCTGACTACTGAAACTCCCCAGCCAGTCATTCCCGAGCCGCTGACCTATGGGGCCAGTCTGGATCTGAATGTGAGCCTGCTTTCGGCGTTGGGACAATGCAATATTGACAAAGCGGGGATTCGAAGTATCGAGATGCGCCGTAACGCTTTGCTGGCAGCAGTCAAATAGTCCGGACAAAGAACAGGAATATATTTATGCCCCCTCGAACTCCAAAAGCCTGCCGCGTTCGCGGCTGCCGTAATACCACGACAGACCCGTCAGGCTACTGCGAAAGCCATAAAAGCGAAGGCTGGAAGCAATACAAGTCAGGACAATCCCGTCATCAGCGCGGTTATGGTTCTAAGTGGGATGTTATCCGTGTGCGTGTGCTGCAACGTGACAAAGGCCTGTGTCAGTTATGTCTGCGTGCTGGTGTGGCGCGTGAAGCGAAAACCGTTGATCACATCATCCCTAAAGCACATGGCGGCACTGATGCCGACAGTAATCTGCAGAGTCTGTGCTGGCCGTGTCATAAGGCGAAGACGGCCCGTGAACGGCTTAAGTGATAATAACTCTCAACTGTCTGAGGGGAGGGGCGGGTCAAATCTCTGCGGCCTGACGTCTTCCGGACTGCCCGCCCCATCGTTTTTTTATACCCGCGAAAAATGAAATTTAACCAGGAGTGCCGCATATGGCTGGAACGGCGGGGCGTTCCGGGCGTCGCCCCAAGCCAACGGCGCGCAAGGCGCTGGCCGGAAACCCCGGCAAGCGAGCCCTGAATAAAGATGAACCTGTTTTTACGCCCATCAAAGGTGTTGAGCCACCGGAGTGGTTCGCTGAAGAAGATCTCCCTCTCGCCACGATCATGTGGCAACTGACAACTAAAGAACTCTGCGGTCAGGGCCTGCTGTGCGTGACTGACCTTGCGGTGCTTGAGCGGTGGTGCGTGGCCTACGAGTTCTGGCGACGTGCCGTGAAAAATATTGCCAGACAGGGCAACACCATCACCGGTGCAATGGGCGGTATGGTCAAAAATCCGGAGCTGACTGCCAAAAAAGAACAGGAGTCCGAGATGAGCAGTACGGGGGCAATGCTCGGACTCGACCCCAGCAGCCGCCAGCGTCTGATTGACCTGGCGGGGAAGAAGAAAGCCACTAACCCGTTTCTGAAAATCATCGAATCATGAGCCGGAAATCTTACCCCAACGTAAATGCTGCAAATCAGTATGCCCGGGATGTCGTGCGCGGAAAGATTGTTGCCTGCCAGTTTGTGATTCAGGCCTGCCAGCGCCATCTTGATGACCTGATGGCGGAAAAAAGTAAGTCGTTTCGTTACCGCTTCGACAAGGACCTGGCTGAACGGGCCGCGAAATTTATTCAGCTGTTGCCGCACACCAAGGGGGAGTGGGCATTCAAACGGATGCCCATCACGCTGGAGCCGTGGCAGCTATTTGTGATCTGCTGTGCGTTTGGCTGGGTCAATAAAGGCACCCGGTTGCGCCGCTTCCGGGAGGTGTACACCGAAATCCCCCGTAAGAACGGCAAATCGGCAATCTCTGCCGGTGTTGCCCTGTATTGTTTTGCCTGTGATAACGAGTTTGGCGCGGAAGTGTATTCCGGTGCCACGACAGAGAAACAGGCGTGGGAAGTCTTTCGCCCGGCGCGACTGATGTGTAAACGCACACCCATGCTGACGGAAGCGTTCGGGATTGAGGTTAACGCCTCAAACATGAATCGTCCGGAGGATGGCGCGCGGTTTGAACCGCTGATCGGTAACCCCGGTGATGGTTCATCACCCCACTGTGCGGTGGTGGATGAATATCACGAGCACGCCACCGATGCGCTTTACACCACGATGCTTACCGGGATGGGGGCGCGACGTCAGCCACTGATGTGGGCCATTACTACTGCCGGGTACAACATTGAGGGGCCGTGCTACGACAAGCGACGGGAAGTTATCGAGATGCTCAACGGGTCGGTACCCAACGATGAACTGTTCGGGATCATCTATACCGTTGACGAAGGCGATGACTGGACCGACCCGCAGGTGCTGGAAAAAGCTAACCCGAATATTGGCGTGTCGGTTTATCGCGAATTTTTGTTAAGTCAGCAGCAGCGTGCGAAAAATAACGCCCGTCTGGCAAACGTCTTTAAAACAAAACACCTCAATATCTGGGTGTCGGCGCGTTCGGCGTATTTCAACCTGGTGAGCTGGCAGAGCTGCGAGGATAAATCACTGACCCTTGAGCAGTTCGAGGGGCAGCCGTGCATTCTGGCCTTTGACCTGGCCCGTAAGCTGGATATGAACAGCATGGCGCGACTTTATACCCGCGAGATTGACGGTAAAACGCATTACTACAGTGTGGCCCCGCGTTTCTGGGTACCGTATGACACGGTGTACAGCGTCGAGAAAAATGAAGATCGCCGGACAGCCGAACGCTTTCAGAAATGGGTGGAAATGGGCGTCCTGACCGTTACCGATGGTGCAGAGGTGGATTATCGCTACATCCTCGAAGAGGCCAAAGCGGCGAACAAAATCAGCCCGGTCAGCGAGTCACCCATCGACCCCTTCGGGGCGACCGGGCTGTCACATGACCTTGCTGATGAAGACCTGAATCCCATCACCATCATTCAGAACTACACCAACATGTCCGACCCGATGAAAGAGCTGGAAGCGGCAATTGAATCGGGGCGCTTTCATCATGATGGCAATCCCATCATGACCTGGTGTATCGGCAACGTGGTCGGCAAAACCATTCCGGGTAACGATGATGTGGTGAAGCCCGTCAAAGAGCAGGCGGAAAACAAAATCGATGGTGCAGTTGCGCTGATTATGGCGGTTGGCAGAGCCATGCTGTATGAGAAAGAAGACACGCTGTCCGACCACATTGAGTCCTACGGGATCCGCTCGCTTTAACTGAGGTAATTATGATCATGCTGATTCTCGCGCCTCTGGTGGGCGTGCTGGGGGTGCTTTTGCTGGCGTATGGTGCCTGGCTGATTTATCCCCCGGCGGGGTTTGTTGTTGCCGGGGCGTTGTGCCTGTTCTGGTCGTGGCTGGTGGCGCGATATCTCGACCGTACACAGTCGTCTGTCGGCGGAGGTAAATAGTGTTCTTTTCGGGATTATTTCAACGAAAAAGTGACGCACCGGTGACCACGCCAGCAGAGCTGGCGGATGCTATCGGGTTGTCCTACGACACCTATACCGGAAAGCAGATCAGCAGCCAGCGGGCCATGCGACTGACGGCGGTTTTTTCCTGTGTCAGGGTGCTGGCGGAGTCGGTCGGGATGTTGCCCTGCAACCTGTATCACCTGAACGGCAGCCTGAAGCAGAGAGCCACTGGCGAACGTCTGCATAAGCTGATCTCCACGCATCCCAATGGCTATATGACGCCGCAGGAGTTCTGGGAGCTGGTGGTCACCTGTCTGTGCCTGCGGGGAAACTTTTACGCCTACAAAGTGAAAGCATTTGGCGAAGTGGCTGAACTGCTGCCCGTCGATCCCGGCTGTGTGGTACCGAAGCTTAACAGTAGCTGGGATCCGGTCTATCAGGTCACATTCCCGGATGGCTCCACGGATGTACTGAGCCAGGAAGATATCTGGCATGTGCGCACGCTGACGCTGGACGGACTGGTGGGGCTGAATCCCATCGCCTATGCCCGCGAGGCAATATCGCTGGCGGCAGCGACCGAAGAGCACGGGGCCAGACTGTTCAGCAATGGCGCGGTGACGTCGGGTGTGTTGCGTACAGAGCAGACGCTGTCAGATCAGGCTTATGAGCGCCTGAAGAAAGATTTTGAGGAGCGTCACACCGGGCTTGGCAATGCTCACCGCCCGATGATCCTTGAGATGGGGCTGGACTGGAAGTCGATGGCGCTGAACGCCGAGGACAGCCAGTTCCTGGAAACCCGCAAGTTTCAGCTTGAAGAAATCTGTCGTCTGTTCCGGGTGCCGTTGCACATGGTGCAGAACACCGATCGCGCCACCTTCAACAATATCGAAGAGCTGGGGCTGGGATTTATCAACTATTCACTGGTGCCGTATCTGACCCGCATCGAACAGCGGATCAACACCGGACTGGTACGAAAAAGTAAGCAGGGCGTTTATTACGCCAAATTTAACGCCGGGGCGTTACTGCGCGGGGATATGAAGTCCCGTTTTGAAGCCTACGCCACCGGGATCAACTGGGGAATTTACTCTCCCAATGACTGCCGCGACCTGGAAGATATGAATCCGCGTCCCGGTGGTGATGTCTATCTCACACCGATGAACATGACCACGAAACCCTCCGATGGCAGTAAGGCCGGTAAGCAGAAGGATAACGCCAATGCAGACGAAACAACGTCTTGATGTACCGCTGAGTCTGAAATCTGTCAGTGACTCCGGTGAGTTTGAAGGGTATGGCTCCGTCTTTGGTGTAAAGGACAGCCACGATGATGTGGTGATGTCCGGGGCATTTGCTGCTTCCCTGCGGGCGTGGAGTGACCGAAAAGCGTTACCTGCACTGCTCTGGCAGCACCGCATGGATGAACCCATCGGTGTTTACACCGAAATGAAGGAAGACGATGTCGGGCTTTACGTCAGGGGACGGTTGCTTATTGATGATGATCCCCTGGCAAAACGCGCACATGCACACATGAAGGCCGGTTCGTTAACCGGCCTTTCTATTGGGTACGTCCTGAAAGACTGGGAATACGACCGGAGCAAAGAAGCCTTTCTGCTGAAAGAAATCGACCTCTGGGAAGTCAGCCTGGTGACGTTCCCGTCTAACGACGAGGCGCGGATCAGCGACGTCAAGAACGCACTGGCCCGCGGGGAAATCCCCGAACAGAAAAAAATCGAAAGAGTCCTGCGTGATGTCGGACTCTCCCGTACCCAGGCCAAAGCATTCATGGCCGGGGGCTATGGCGCACTGTCCCTGCGCGACGCTGAGGATGTGGGCTCTGCACTGAATGCACTGAAAAATCTGAACTTCTAATCAGGAGAAATACGATGGCGGTTGATATTAAAGATGTCGAACAGGTCGCGCAGGAGCTGCAGCAGAAGTTTGACGACTTCAAAGCAAAGAACGACAAGCGCGTGGATGCGATTGAGCAGGAAAAAGGCAAGCTTGCCGGGCAGGTGGAAACCCTGAACGGGAAACTCAGCGAGCTGGAAAATCTCAAAAGCGACCTTGAAAAAGAGCTGCTTGAGCTGAAACGTCCGGCAGGTGGTGTGCAAAATAAACTGGCCACTGAGCATAAAGAGGCTTTTGTGGGCTTCCTGCGTAAAGGCCGTGAAGACGGTCTGCGCGATCTGGAGCGTAAGGCATTGCAGGTGGGCACCGATGAAGACGGTGGCTACGCCGTGCCGGAAGAACTGGATCGCAACATTCTCAACCTGCTGAAAGATGAAGTGGTGATGCGTCAGGAAGCCACGGTGATCACCGTTGGCGGTTCCGACTACAAAAAACTGGTGAATCTGGGCGGCACGGCTTCCGGATGGGTGGGGGAAACGGATACGCGATCCCAGACTGCCACCTCCAGACTGGAGCTGATTGAACCTCTCATGGGGGAAATCTACGGCAACCCGCAGGCTACCCAGAAAATGCTGGACGATGCCTTCTTCAACGTGGAGGCCTGGATCAACAGCGAGCTGGCAACCGAATTTGCTGAACAGGAAGAAATTGCCTTTACCTCCGGCGATGGCACCAAGAAGCCGAAAGGGTTCCTGGCGTATGAATCCACGGATGAAACCGATAAGGTCCGGGCGTTCGGCAAACTTCAGCATATTGTATCCGGCGAAGCGACTGCGGTGACCGCAGACGCCATTATCAAACTGATTTACACGCTGCGTAAGGCACACCGCACTGGCGCGAAGTTCATGATGAACAACAACAGCCTGTTTGCCATCCGTCTGCTTAAAGACAGCGAGGGTAACTATCTGTGGCGTCCGGGGCTGGAACTGGGGCAGCCGTCCTCTCTGGCGGGTTACGGTATCGCTGAAAACGAACAGATGCCGGATATCGCCGCTGATGCGAAAGCCATTGCATTTGGTAACTTCAAACGGGGTTACACCATCGTTGACCGTATCGGCACCCGCATTCTGCGTGACCCGTACACCAATAAACCGTTTGTCGGTTTTTATACCACCAAGCGCACCGGCGGGATGCTGGTCGATTCGCAGGCCATCAAACTGCTGAAGATTGCAGCGGCGTAATCACTCAGGGGCGCGGAACCGCGCCCCCTGTTCTGACGGGTGAAGAACCATGATCCTGAAACAAGATCTGAAATGGTCACCGGACGGTATGCGTGTTGAGGTCATTCGGGCCGGTGAGTATGACGACGGGGCGCTTCCTGCCCGGGTGCAGGAGATTGCACTTCAGGCCGGGTTAGCAGAGCGCGGAACCAGTGCAAAAAGCAGTAAAGCGGCAAAAGAGAAAAAAGCCACGACCAGTAAAGAGGGCTGAGTATGCTTCTGACAATGGAAGAGATTAAAGCCCAACTCCGGCTGGATGAGGATTTCGATGCTGATGACCGCCATCTGCAACTGCTGGCCTGTGCGGCGCAAAAGCGGACGGAAACGTATCTGAACCGGAAGCTCTATGCACCGGATGAAACCATTCCGGACAGCGATCCGGACGGGCTGCACCTGTCGGATGATATTCGTCTGGGGATGCTGATGCTTATCAGCCATTTTTACGAAAACCGCTCTTCGGTTACGGAAGTGGAGAAACTCGACATGCCGCAGAGTTTTGGCTGGCTTGTCGGCCCGTACAGGTACTTTCCGCAATGAAAATTCGTCAGGCGCAGACCAGCGCAACCTACATTCTGCCGGACCCCGGCGAACTGAATAAACGCGTCCTGATCCGCCAGCGGGTGGATATGCCTGCGGATAACTTTGGCGTGGAGCCTCAATACCCGGTTGCGTTCCGGGCATGGGCGAAGGTTGTCCAGACCAGTGCCACCACCTGGCAGGAAACCGCGCAGACCGGGGACGCCATCACCCATTACATCACCATTCGTTACCGCCGGGGGATCACTGCTGATTATGAGGTGGTCTGTGATGACAGTGTGTACCGGGTGAAACGTCAGCGTGATCTGAACGGGGCGCGGCGCTTTCTGCTGCTGGAGTGTACGGAGCTGGGCGAATGTAGGCAGAGTCACGGAGGCAGCAATGGCGACTCCCTTTTTTCACGTTGATGTTCAGCAGCCCGCCGAGATGCGCTTTAACCGCGCCCGTGTCCGACGGGCGTTTGTCACGATTGGGCAGCGTCATATGCGTGATGCCCGTCGGCTGGTGATGCGCCGTGCGCGGTCGGCACCGGGTGAAAACCCCGGTTATCAGACCGGACGCCTGGCTCGTTCGATTGGTTATATGGTGCCGAGAGCCAGTAAAAAGCGAGCCGGTTTTATGACACGCATTGCCCCTAACCAGCGCAACGGGAAGGGGAACCGGATGATCTCTGGTGACTTCTATCCGGCGTTTCTGTTTTTTGGTGTCCGGGGAGGAGCAAAACGTCGTCGTAGTCATCATCGTGGTGCATCCGGTGGCAGCGGCTGGCGACTGGCTCCACGTAATAACTTCATGGTGGAAACTCTTGAAAAGAACCGCAGCTGGACACGCTATTTTCTGGCGCGGGAATTGCGTAAATCACTGAAGCCGGAGCGACGACACAGATGAAACTGACGCCTGTTATTGCTGCGCTGCGTGCCCGCTGCCCGTATTTTGAAAACCGGGTGGCAGGCGCGGCACAGTTCAAAAATCTGCCGGAGGTCGGAAAGCTGAGACTCCCGGCGGCGTATGTGGTACCGGGTGATGACTCTCCGGGAGAAAACAAAAGCCAGACCGACTACTGGCAGGAGCTGAAAGAGGGCTTCTCCGTGGTTGTCATACTGAGTAACGGGCGTGATGAGCGCGGTCAGTTTGCTTCGTATGATGTGGTGGACGATGTCCGGCAGATGCTCTTTAAGGCCCTGCTGGGCTGGAACCCGGAGGCGTGCGGTAACCCGATTACCTATGACGGCGGCACGCTGCTGGATCTGAATCGTCATGAGCTGATTTATCAGTTCGATTTTTCGGTCATCAGCGAGCTGACTGAAGACGATACCCGCCAGCAGGATGATCTGAACAGTCTGGATGAACTGCAAACGCTGGCGATTGATGTTGATTATCTCGAGCCCGGTAACGGGCCTGACGGCGATATCGAACATCACACCGAAATAACCCTTCCTTCCTGAGGATCCTCATGTTTGTCAAACCTGTTAAAGGGCGGTCAGTTCCTGATCCTGCCCGCGGCGACCTTTTGCCCGCCGAAGGGCGAAATGTTGACGAGAACAACTACTGGCTGCGCCGTGAAGCAGCGGGTGATATCCGGCGCGTGAATAAAAAGGTGAACACCGATGACGATAAGCTTTAACACCATTCCGTCGAATACGCTGGTTCCGCTGTTTTATGCGGAAATGGATAACCAGGCGGCGAATACTGCACAGGACAGCGGAGCATCGCTGCTGATTGGTCATGCCAATAACGGTGCAGAGATTGTTGCCAACAGTCTGGTACTGATGCCGTCGGCAGACTATGCACGCCAGATTTGTGGTGCGGGAAGTCAGCTGGCGCGTATGGTCGAGGCTTATCGCCAGACCGACCCGTTTGGCGAGCTGTATGTGATTGCCGTTCCTGAATCCACAGGCGCGGCGGCAACGGTTACGCTGACGGTGACCGGGGCGGCAACCGAAACCGGCACGGTGAATGTCTATGTGGGACGTACCCGCGTGCAGGCTCCGGTGACCAACGGCGATAACGTCACGACGATTGCCAGCAGTATCAAAGATGCCATCAATGCCGTTCCGGCCCTGCCGTTTACGGCTTCATCTTCGGCAGGCGTGGTCACACTGACCGCGCGTCATAAGGGGCTTTGCGGGAATGAAATTCCTGTCAGCCTCAATTACTACGGCTTTGGTGGGGGCGAAGTGCTGCCAGCGGGCGTACAGATTGCCGTGGCGACGGGTACCGCCGGAACGGGTGCTCCGGTTCTCACCGGCGCGGTGGCTGCAATGGCGGATGAGCCGTTTGATTATATCGGTCTGCCGTTCAACGACACGGCCTCCGTTAACACGCTGGTGACCGAGATGAACGATACCAGCGGTCGCTGGAGCTATGCGCGTCAGCTGTATGGTCATGTGTATACGGCAAAGATCGGCACGCTGTCAGAACTGGTGGCCGCAGGTGACCAGTTTAACCAGCAGCACATTACCCTGGCGGGGTACGAAAAAGAGACCCAGACGCCTGCCGACGAACTGGCGGCAAGCCGTACCGCCCGCGCAGCGGTGTTTATTCGCAACGATCCGGCACGTCCCACGCAGACCGGTGAGCTGGTGGATATGCTGCCTGCGCCGAAGGGGAAACGGTTCACGATGACCGAACAACAGACCCTGCTGTCTCATGGCGTGGCAACGGCGTATGTCGAAAGCGGGGTACTGCGCATTCAGCGTGATGTCACCACGTACAGGAAAAACGCTTACGGGGTTGCGGATAACAGCTACCTAGACAGTGAGACTCTGCATACCAGCGCGTATGTACTGCGCAAACTGAAATCCGTCATTACCAGTAAGTACGGGCGTCACAAGCTTGCCAGTGACGGTACCCGCTTTGGTCCCGGTCAGGCGATTGTCACCCCGGCGGTGATCAAAGGGGAACTGCTGGCAACCTACCGTCAGCTTGAGCGTGCGGGGATCGTGGAAAACTACGAACTGTTTAAGCAGTACCTGGTTGTGGAGCGTGATGCCAGCGATCCGAACCGCCTGAACACGCTGTTCCCGCCTGACTATGTTAACCAGTTGCGTGTCTTTGCCGTGGTTAACCAGTTCCGTCTTCAGTATTCAGAGGAGTCCGCATAATGGCCCGTATCGGGGGAACCTGTTATTTCAAAATTGACGGTCAGCAGCTATCGCTGACCGGCGGCATTGAGGTGCCCATGAACAGGGCGGTCAATGATGACATCATCGGCCTGGACGGTTCAGTGGACCGCAAGGAAACTCACCGTGCGCCTTATGTCAAAGGGACCTTCAAGGTGCCGAAGAATTTTCCGGTGAGCAAAATCACTTCGTCTGATGAGATGACCATCACTGCCGAGCTGGCGAACGGTCAGGTCTATGTACTGTCGTCTGCCTGGCTGCACGGCGAAGCGAACCATAATGCCGAAGAAGGCACGGTCGATCTTGAGTTCCACGGTGAAGAAGGGGATTACCAGTAATGAAAGAGCTTGAGTTAAAGAAACCGATTACCGCTCATGGCGAGACACTCTCCGTACTGGAGTTTGATGAGCCCACCGGGAAAGATGTCCGCGAGCTGGGGTATCCCTACCAGATGAATCAGGATGAGTCCGTCAGACTTCTGGCGCATGTGGTGTCGAAATACATTGTGCGGCTGGCGAAAGTGCCGCAAAGCTCTGTCGACCAGATGTCTCCGGCAGACCTGAATGCAGCGGCGTGGCTTGTGGCTGGTTTTTTCCTCCAGGCCTGACGGCTGAATACCTCACTGATCGCTTCTTTGACTGCGCCAGCTACTGGCGCATTAATCCCTTCGAATTGCTGAATATGCCGATCAGTGAAATTCCCTTGCTGGTCAGTCAGGCAAACAGGATAGAGCAGGAGAAACGCACACATGGCTGAATTTGAGCTTAAGGCGTTGATCACCGGTGTCGACAGGCTTTCTCCCGCGCTGTCGAAAATGCAAAAGAAAATCCGGGGATTTAAACGCCAGGCGGAAGAAGCGTCACAGGGTGGGCTGGCGCTTGGTGGAGGACTGGCAGCGGGGCTGACGCTTTCCCTGAAATCTTATGCCGATCAGGAAAACGCCGCTACCGGGCTGAAAGTCGCCATGATGGATGCGAACGGCGAGGTTGGAAAGCGCTTTCAGGACATCAATAAACTGGCTATTGGCCTGGGTAACCAGCTACCCGGTACAACGGCTGATTTCCAGAACATGATGCAGATGCTGGTGCGTCAGGGGATCCCGGCAGAAAACATTCTGGGTGGTGTGGGTAAAGCGACAGCTTATCTTGCGGTACAACTGAAAAAAACACCGGAAGCGGCTGCTGAGTTTGCTGCAAAGATGCAGGATGCTACCGGAACGGCGTCAGAAGATATGATGGGGCTGTTCGACACTATCCAGAAGGCGTTTTATCTGGGCGTTGACGATACCAACATGTTGTCCTTCTTCACTAAAACCAGTTCTGTTCTGAAGATGGTGAACAAGGACGGTCTTCAGGCTGCACAGAGCCTTGCCCCCATCAGCGTCATGATGGATCAGATGGGGATGAACGGGGAGTCGGCAGGTAATGCCCTGCGAAAAGTTATCCAGTCCGGATTAAGTGTTAAGAAAATCAGGGACGTCAATAAAGTCATGGCCCGCCAGAAACTCGGGGTACAGCTCGATTTTACTGACGGCAAAGGAAGTTTTGGCGGTCTTGATAACATGTTCAGGCAACTGGCAAAGTTGCGAAAACTGACCGACGTTAAGCGAACAGGCGTACTTAAGGCAATATTTGGTGATGATGCCGAAACCCTTCAGGTGGTCAATGCCCTGATCGATAAAGGAAAGGATGGCTACGATCAGATCCAGCAGAAGATGAATAAACAGGCCAGCCTGAATAAACGTGTTCAGGCACAGCTTGGTACGCTGTCCAACCTGTGGGAGGCAATGACGGGGACCGCAACTAACGGTCTTGCAGCTATTGGCGGCGCATTTTCTGGTGACGCTAAAAATATCACGCAATGGCTGGGGGAGTTGGGGGAAAAATTCACGAAGTTTGCGGATGAAAATCCCCGGGTTATTCGCGGCGTCGTCGGGCTTGCTGCCGGTCTTGCGATTCTGAAACTGGGATTGATGGGCGTGGGCAGTGCCATCAGCATTGTCAGCAGGATCATGTCGATGACGCCGATTGGCATGATTGCGACGGCGATAGCCCTGGCTGCGGGATTAATTATCACTAACTGGGATGTTGTCGGACCTTATTTCAAGAAGCTCTGGGAAACCATTGGTCCTTATTTTGAGGCTGGCTGGGAACTCCTTAAGAAAGTTTTTGCCTGGTCGCCGCTGGGGATGGTGATCAATAACTGGGGGCCGGTTGTTAAGTGGTTTCAGGATATGTGGGACAAGCTGAAGCCAATTATTGAGTGGTTTACCGACAGTTCCGGAGACACGGTCGATGCCATTAACTCTGCGCAGTGGGGCGCGGGTGCTTATGATGCTTATGGGACGGGAATACCGGCACGGGGATACACACCTTATCCGGCGGTAGATCTGGCTCAGTCAAACAACGCCTCCGATGCCACAGGCCCGAATCCCTTCATGATTAATAAAGCTACTGCGCCAAAAGTTGATGGTGAGATCAAGGTCTCTTTTGTGAATTCGCCTCCGGGTATGCGGGTTATGGAAACGCGATCCAGCGGTTTTGATGTCAGCCATGATGTTGGCTATACGCGCTTTGGCAGGTAATGAAAAATTAATCTGTTAATGAGTCCCACTCCGGTGGGATTTTTTATGTACGGAGTTTATATGACGTGGAAAGACAGACTTCAGGACGCGTCATTTCGCGGTGTGCCGTTTAAGGTTGAAGAAGAAAGTGCGGGAACCGGTCGTCGTGTGGAAACGCACGAATACCCGAACCGCGACAAACCCTATACTGAAGACCTGGGGAAAATCACTTTCCGCCCGTCCATCACGGCTTATGTGGTGGGAGATGACTGCTTTGACCAGCGCGATCGCCTGATTGACGCGCTGAATAAACCCGGTCCCGGCACGCTTGTCCATCCGACTTACGGTGAGCTGAAAGTCTGTGTTGATGGAGAGGTTCGGGTCAGCACATCGAAGAGTGAAGGGCGTATTGTCCGCTTTGACCTGAAGTTTGTCGAAGCGGGAGAACTCTCTTACCCCACATCAGGTGCGGCGACGGCGCAGACGCTGATGTCATCCTGTTCTGCACTGGATGACTGCATCAGTGACAGCTTCAGCGGTTTCAGTATCGATGGCGTGGCGGATTTTGTGCAGAACGACGTCGTCGGTAATGCCAGCACAATGCTTGGGTATGTTTCTGATGCGATGAAAGTGGTGGATTCTGCCGTATCGGATGCTGCCAGGCTGTTGCAGGGGGATATCTCGGTACTTCTGCCGCCACCATCGTCAGGCAAAAATTTCGTTGAGCAGGTGCAGAAAATGTGGCGTACCGGGAAACGCCTTTATGGTAACGCCAGCGACCTGGTCACCATGATCAAAACGCTTTCCGGTGTCAGCCTCGGCAGCGATCTGCAACCGCGCGGCGTCTGGAAAACGGACAGTAAAACCACCGCCACGGCGACGCAGCAGCGTAACGTGGTTGCCAGCACCCTTCGTACGACCGCAATCAGCGAAGCGGCGTATGCCGTCACCCGATTGCCTGCGCCAACAACTTCCGCGGTGATGCAGAATGCCGCAGTGGGGCAGGCAACAACACCCGCGCAGAGCACTGGCTGGCCTTCCGTCACGCATCCGGCACTGAACAATGCACCGGCGGTGAAAAACACGGTTGACCTGCCGACGTGGGAAGAACTGACTGACATTCGCGACACACTGAATACGGCAATTGATAAGGAGTTGTCCCGTACAACCAGTGATGCGCTGTTTCTGGCGCTGCGCCGGGTGAAAGCAGATCTGAATGCGGATATCAACACGCGCCTTGAACAGTCTGCACGGATCATTCAGCGCACACCGGATGAGGTTTTACCCGCGCTGGTGCTGGCGGCGACCTGGTTTGATAACGCGGCGCGTGACGCGGACATTATCCGGCGTAATGCCATTACGCATCCCGGCTTTGTGCCGGTGATCCCTCTGAAGGTGCCAGTGCAATGAACGACAATGTTACGCTACGGGTAAATGGCCGGGAGTGGAATGGCTGGACATCGGTGCGCATCGGTGCCGGTATTGAACGGCTGGCGCGGGATTTCAGTGTGGAGATCACTCGCCAGTGGCCGGGAGATGAGGGTATCACCACGCTTCAGCCGCGCATTAAAAACGGTTCAAAAGTGGAAGTGCTGATTGGTGATGAGCTGGTGATCACCGGCTGGGTGGAGGCGACTCCCGTTCGTTACGATGCCCGTTCGGTCAGCACCGGTATTGCCGGACGTAGTCTGACGGCTGACCTGATTGACTGTGCAGCCGAACCGACACAGTTTAACGGACGCTCGCTGGTGCAGATTGCGCAGGCGCTTGCTGCGCCTTTCGGCATTGAGGTGGTGAACAGCGGTGCGCCATCGGGTGTTATTCCTGATGTTCAGCCTGATCACGGTGAAACGGTGATTGAGGTAATCAACAAAATACTCGGTCAGCAGCAGGCGCTGGCTTACGACGACCCGCACGGCAGGCTGGTGATTGGTGGTATTGGCTCAACGCGGGCACATACCGCGCTGGTACTTGGGGAAAACATCCTTTCCTGTGATACGGAGAAGAGTATCCGGGAGCGGTTTTCTGTTTACCAGGTGGCGGGGCAGCGTGCCGGAAACGACGATGATTTCGGTGAGGCCACCACCACCGCGCTGCGGGCCCGCACAGAGGACGCATTTATTGCCCGTTACCGTCCGATGTATATCAGGCAGACAGGGCAGGCCACGGGGGCAGGCTGTATTGCGCGTGCTGACTTTGAAGCCCGGCAACGGGCGGCGCGGACGGATGAAACCACCTATGTGGTGCAGGGCTGGCGACAGGGTAACGGTACGCTGTGGCAGCCCAACCAGCGGGTGATTGTCTTTGATCCGGTCTGTGGTTTCGATAATACCGAACTGCTTGTCTCGGAAGTCACGTTTACTCAGGACCAGAACGGCACCCTGACGGAAATCCGTGTCGGCCCGCCTGATGCTTATCTGCCTGAACCCGAAGATCCCGGCGCGCGGAAAAAGAAAAAAGCCAGAGTACAGGAGGACCCGTTCTGATGAGGACGATTGAAGCCATGCAGCGACAACTCCTCGGCCTGATTGGGCGGGCCGTGGTGAAAAGCATCAGTGCCGCCACGAAATGTCAGACCGTGGATGTGTCCCTGATTGCCGGTGAACCCAAAGCCGGGGTTGAGCATCTTGAACCCTACGGTTTTACCGCAAGGGCAAACAGCGGTGCAGAAGCGGTGGTGTTGTTTCCGGATGGCGACCGTTCTCATGCGGTGGTTGTTACGGTGTCGGACCGGCGCTACCGCCTGAAAGGGCTGCAGACGGGTGAGGTGGCTGTCTATGACGATCAGGGGCAGTCCGTGATGCTGACCCGGGAGGGGATCGTGGTGGACGGTGCAGGTAAAACGATCACGTTTCGCAATGCACCTGAAGCACGTTTTGAAATGGACCTTGAAGTGACCGGACAGGTGAAAGACCTGTGCGACTCCGGCGGCACCACCATGTCAGCGATGCGGCTTGCTTATAACGGGCATCGTCACAGAGAGAACGGTCAGGGCAGTAACACCGACACACCTGATAAAGCGATGGAGGCATGATGGAACTGTGGCTGACGGTGAACGGTAAACGCACCTGCGCCAGCGCACCGCTGGATCCGCTGACCCGCGCCGTGGTGATTTCCCTGTTCACCTGGCGGCGGGCGGAGCCTGATGACAACGCCGACGTCCCGATGGGATGGTGGGGGGATACCTGGCCTGCGGTACAGAATGACCGTTACGGCTCCCGACTGTGGCTGCTTCAGCGCAGCAAACTGACCAATCAGCTGGTGCAGACGGTAAGGGGGTATATCCGCGAATGCCTGCAATGGATGATTGATGACGGCGTGGTGTCCCGTATTGATCTGGATATCCGCCGCACCGGGATTAATGAACTGGGTAACAGTATCACTCTCTGGCGTCGTGACGGACCGGTAATGATTTCTTTTGATGATCTGTGGAGTGCGATAACGCATGGCGGACAGTGAATTTCAGCGCCCGACGCTGGCAGAAAATATCAGTATGCTCTGTAACGATTTATTCGCCAGGCTGGACGTCAGCGACACGCTCCGGCGCATGGATGAAGACGTGCGGGCAAAGGTGTATGCGGCGGCGCTGCATACGGTTTACGGTTACATCGATTATCTGGCAATGAACATGCTGCCTGACCTGTGCGATGAGTCCTGGCTGGCGCGACATGCTGCGATGAAACGGTGTCCGCGCAAGGGGGCCACGGCTGCCAGCGGATATATGCGCTGGGAAGGTGTCAGTGATGGCCTGAAGGTGACCGCCGGGAGCGTGATTCAGCGCGATGACCTGGTTCAGTACACGGCAACTGCCGATGCAACCAGCTCCGGTGGTGTCCTGCGTGTGCCGATCACTTGCTCAACTACAGGCGCGGTCGGTAACGCTGACGACGGTACGGCATTAATCCTGGTCACGCCGGTGAATGGTCTGCCGTCTTCCGGTGTTGCAGATACCCTGACTGGCGGATTCGATACTGAAGATCTGGAAACGTGGCGCGCCCGCGTCATTGAGCGGTATTACTGGACGCCGCAGGGCGGGGCTGACGGGGACTATGTCGTCTGGGCTAAAGAAGTGCCCGGCATTACCCGCGCATGGACATACCGTCACTGGATGGGAACGGGAACTGTCGGTGTGATGATTGCCAGCAGTGACCTGATTAATCCCATTCCGGAAGAATCAACGGAAACGGCGGCAAGACAACATATCGGGCCACTGGCCCCGGTGGCAGGCTCTGACTTGTATGTGTTCAGGCCGGTGGCACATAAAGTGGATTTTCATATCCGCGTGACGCCGGATACACCGGAAATACGGGCTGCCATCACCGCGGAGTTGCGTTCGTTCCTGCTGCGTGATGGTTATCCGCAGGGAGAACTGAAGGTGTCGCGTATCAGTGAGGCGATTTCCGGTGCGAACGGGGAATACAGCCATCAGTTGCTTGCACCGGCAGACAATATCTCCATTGCAAAAAATGAACTGGCGGTTCTGGGGACGATTTCATGGACGTGACAAACGATGATTACATCCGTCTGTTGTCTGCACTGTTGCCCCCCGGTCCGGCGTGGTCAGCCAGCGATCCGGCGATTGCCGGTTCGGCACCGTCATTAACCCGCGTTCATCAGCGTGCGGATGCCCTGATGCGGGAGCTGGATCCGCGCACCACCACCGAACTGATAAACCGCTGGGAGCGTCTGTGCGGCCTGCCGGATGAATGTATTCCCGCAGGGACACAGACCCTTCGCCAGCGTCAGCAACGACTGGATGCGAAGGTTAACCTGGCGGGCGGCATCAATGAGGATTTTTACCTTGCACAGCTTGCTGCCCTGGGCAGACCAGACGCTACCATCACGCGATACGACAAAAGCACGTTCACCTGCTCATCAGCCTGCACTGACGCTGTGAATGCGCCGGAATGGCGGTATTACTGGCAGGTCAACATGCCAGCCGCCACCAACACCACCTGGATGACATGTGGCGATCCCTGTGATTCCGCACTGCGTATCTGGGGCGACACCGTTGTCGAGTGTGTGCTTAACAAACTCTGCCCGTCGCATACCTACGTAATTTTTAAATATCCGGAGTAATTCATGCATCGTATAGACACGAAAACCGCGCAGAAGGATAAGTTCGGCGCGGGTAAGAACGGTTTTACCCGTGGTAACCCCCAGACCGGCACACCTGCCACCGATCTGGATAATGACTACTTTGACATGTTGCAGGAGGAGCTTTGCAGCGTTGTGGAGGCCTCCGGTGCCAGCCTGGAGAAAGGGCGGCACGACCAGTTGCTTACCGCGCTTCGTGCGCTGCTGTTAAGCCGCAAAAATCCGTTTGGCGATATCAAATCGGACGGCACGGTGAAAACGGCTCTCGAAAACCTTGGTTTGGGAGAAGGTTCGGCGTTACCCGTTGGTGTGCCTGTTCCGTGGCCTGCAGCCACTCCGCCAACAGGCTGGCTGAAATGCAATGGTGCGGCTTTTTCTGCTGAAGAATACCCAGAACTGGCAAAGGCTTACCCGACAAATAAATTGCCTGATTTACGTGGTGAGTTTATGCGTGGCTGGGATGATGGAAGAGGCGTTGATAGTGGCAGGGGGATTCTCACTGCGCAATCTCATGGTATGCCGTCTATTTCAGGAACGTTTAATGGTCTTTTTGCTGTTAAACAAACAAATGGTTTAGGTGGTGTTTCTGTAGCAAAAAGTAAAAATGCTGAAACTTTATCTACTTCATCTGGATCAGGTTCCGTGTTTGATTACACGTTTAATGTCAGCGGTTCGACTCCGGTATCACCAGAACTTCGTCCGCGTAATATTGCATTTAACTATATCGTGAGGGCCGCATAATGAATAATGCAGAATTAAATAGTGAATTGATTGCTACTGCGGCAGGGAATATTACCGTTTATAACTATGATTGTGAAACACGAGAATATATTTCCACATCAACTGAATATCTTGCTGTGGGTGTCGGTATCCCGGCATGTTCCTGTTTAGATGCTCCTGGCTCATATAAAGCTGGTTATGCAATTTGCCGTTCTGCAGATTTTAACTCATGGGAATATGTGCCAGACCATCGCGGTGAAACGGTCTATAGCACTGAAACAGGAGAATCAAAAGAAATCACAGCTCCGGGTGATTACCCTGAAAATACAACCACTATCGCCCCGTTAACGCCATACGATAAATGGGATGGTGAGAAATGGGTGACGGATACCGAGGCACAGCATAGCGCCGCAGTAGAAGCGGCAGAAGCACAGCGCCAGTCGCTGATTGATGCTGCAATGGCTTCCATCAGTCTGATTCAACTGAAATTACAGGCCGGGCGGAAGCTGACGCAGCCAGAAAACACCAGACTTAACGCTGTGCTGGATTATATTGACGCGGTGACGGCAACAGATACCAGCACCGCGCCGAATGTCATCTGGCCTGAACTGCCGGAGGCGTAGGCCATTCAATATCTGGAGCACTGGAGGGATCAACCAGTTCCAGTGCGTCCAGATAATCCAGCCATAAATTATATTGCTCCAGCTCGTTACCTTTCAGACGACCAATAGCAGCTTTGCCAGGCCACTGATGGGTATTGATGTAAGTATTGGCTTCTGAAACCAAAGATATTTTTTTCATTTCAGCCATCAACACCTCATCCTCTTTTGAAGGCGGTGGGGAATTAATCCATATTGGCCGTCCTGAACTGTCAGCGCCAATTTCTTTCCCTTCTGGATGCAGCCCAAGAAATTTCTCATATGTTTCTCGGGTAATTTCAATAACATCATCTGGAAGCGTTCCCGCATCCTCATATTCTGGAAACAATTCTTGTAGATAAAAACTTTTACTTCCGGGTGAAAAGAATACTGAGTTCATTATTACCGTCCAATGATTAACGCTGAGACGCTGGTATCTGAAGGAAAGGCTGCATTCAGTGGTTTGTCGACTTTGAATACAATCGTATTATTCCCCCGGACAGCGGCAAAAGAACAAACCGCCGTCGCGTATGAACCTGTAATATTACTGGATACACCACCATAGGCTGTTGTTGATACCAGAGGGATAACGCCCAGCACCTTATTAGGAAATACAAAGGGCAATGTGGCTGTGGCAATATAAGACTTATTAGAACCTGTAATGGCATAAGCATTATCAGTCATTCCATTCATCGCCACTGGACCGCTTATACTTACAGTAACCATCTGAGTGATTAGCCCGTCAGGTTGACGAATCACAAAATTTCCATTGCCACCAGTAACCGTCCAGAAAGACATATCAGGGATTTGGTTTTCCCCGTTGCCCACATTCCGTTTTGCCGCTTCTCCCAAACCAACGTTTATGAAAATGCAGAAATAACGAGCAAATGGCATCATTCCTGCTTTTGTCAGGGGGATCTACCATGCTTATTGGCTATGTACGCGTATCAACAAATGACCAGAACACAGATCTACAACGTAATGCGCTGAACTGTGCAGGATGCGAGCTGATTTTTGAAGACAAGATAAGCGGCACAAAGTCCGAAAGGCCGGGACTGAAAAAACTGCTCAGGACATTATCGGCAGGTGACACGCTGGTGGTCTGGAAACTGGACCGACTGGGGCGCAGTATGCGGCATCTTGTCGTGCTGGTGGAGGAGTTGCGCGAACGAGGCATCAACTTTCGTAGTCTGACGGATTCAATTGATACCAGTACCCCAATGGGGCGCTTTTTCTTTCATGTGATGGGGGCCCTGGCTGAAATGGAACGAGAACTGATTGTTGAACGAACAAAAGCTGGACTGGAAGCTGCTCGCGCACAGGGACGAATTGGTGGACGTCGTCCCAAACTTACACCAGAACAATGGGCGCAGGCCGGACGACAAATTGCATCAGGAGTTTCTCGCCAGAAGGTGGTGATCATCTATGATGTTGGCGTATCGACTTTGTATAAGAAGTTTCCGGTCGGAGATGAATGAAACCGTAGCACATCGTATGCAAGAACGTGCCACGGCTGGCTGGCGAACTTTCGATAGTGCGAGTATTGAATGATTTCCAGCCGTTACCGATTTTACGTGTTAATTAGTGAAAAAACCACTCGTCAGCAGACTTCCAGGTATCTTTCAGAGTCTCCTGAACAAAAGTTTTAGCTGAATCTTTATCGGCGGTGCGCGTAACAGAAAGGCCATCGTTGCTGGTGGCTTTTACGATCACCTCTACATCGTCATAACGTTTACTGATGCGTCGGGTTAATTCTTCCTTTAACGCATCCACAGCACCGTTTGGCATTTTAGTGATTTTTTCTTTAGCGATACAGATCTCAACACGCATAACACCCTCCTGTAACTGTAGTTATGTACAGGTGTTATTTTTATCTGTATGGATAACCAGTGTCAATTCCTGATATTGTTTATGGGGCATCAATGGGGCATGTATGGGACACTTTTTATCGGCGAAATTCGTCGAAGTTCGTCGACATGGTAAACGAATCATCTATCCAACCCTTGAAAAACGGCGCTCCTGGACGATCTTCGTCGATTTTTAAAAATGTTGCGTCACGCGCGTAACGTGACAGGATTAATATCACAAAGCAACGCCACTTCACCAATTGTGTAAAGCGCCATCGTCTCACCCTTGCTCGCGAGGTCCCGGTTTAACTTTAGACGCAGTTTTGCGAACCAGGTAGTTTTGCCCGTTTTTTGTGCATCTATAGGGTGATTTTATTTTTGCCAGGCGATTTTGAGTGATCGTACTCACGAATTCTCATTTTTCTGCAAGAGTTCAAAGAAAGTTAAACGCAGGCAATGTATGTTACGCGTTTTAAAGGGAAGTGTGGTTTGCGGGT